AAGGTGAAAGTTATTCAGGATATAGAATTGTTTCTGTTGAATGGGAGCTTGAAACAAATCGATTCTTTGTTAAGGTTCTTTACCACAAAGATAAATTCAAACATCATAAATTAGTTTCTCATAAATTTGTTGTAGAAAATGATATAGATGTTAATGAAATGATAGAAAAAGTTCATAATATTCATAGGTAATGGGTCAGAAACAATTTTTAACAAAAGAGTTCACGGATTATTTGGGGGAGCAAAGAGCAATCCTCGACATCTATGCAAATATCTTACCAAATCCAAGTCCTTCTGTTACCCCAACTCTAACACGTACTCCGACTCAGACTCCGACAAATACTCAAACTCCCACGAGTACAACCACTCCTACTCAAACCCCAACTAGTAGTTCAACACCAACGCAGACTCCTACATCGTCTCAGACTGCAACCCCCACTGCAACATCTACTCAGACACCCAGTCCAACTACTACAAATACGCCAGGATTATCTGCAACACCAACTCCGACTATAACTCCAACAAACCAAACTGCAACTCCAACACCGACTTTAACTCCGACTCCGACTAAAACACCGGCCCCAATTCCTGTTTCTAATTTGACTGCTCAGTTTTTATTACAACATTGTTTGGGTGCAAACATTACTGGTGATACTTGGACCTTAAATTTTGATGGAACGGATTATTCAAGTGACTTAACTACGGTTGATTCAGTATTGAGTTTTTGTGTGGACCATCCTTTCCCACAAGTTGGAAATACTCATACAGCAATTTTGACTTATTTGCCAGGATTCACTGGATGTGCTGTTTCCGATTACAATAAGATTGAATATACAATTACTGCCTTTGATGGATTTATTATCGGTCAATACAGGTATAGTGTATCATGGAATCTTTATCAAGGGGCTACTTTAGTTAATAGTGGAACTGGAAAAATTGCTTATGACCCAACTCCAGCTACTTCGTATGGATGTGTTGTGGATATTGTTTTTCAAAGTTCAACTCCAAATGAATTTTATGTTGATGGAACTTTAACTCCAACTTCTACTCCTACTCCAACGGTGACTAAAACACCTACGCCAACCCCAACACTAACCCCAACAATTACAAACACCCCATCGATAACACCTTCAAATACTGCCACAAAAACTCCAACTCCAACGGGAACTTGCAGTGCTCTCTGTAGAAAATATTCTTTATACAATTCAGGAGATAATACAGCATTTATCAATTGGAGAAGTTGTACAACAGGAATTAGAAATTTGAATTATCAACTTCCCGCAGGAAGCACTTTAACAGCTTGTATGGTTGTTTATGGTCCATTAGGTCCTGGTCCATCTACAACTGACCCTGATGTTGTTTTTACATATTTGGGATGTTGCAATACCGGTTATGGGTGAAAATATTTATAAGACATGATATATATAAACCAATCTCAACAGAACGATGTACCAGCAGTTTGCAGTCGAAATTCAACTTTGACTGGAACTGTATATTGGTTATGGAGTGCAACCCATAAATTGACTTTAAGGAGTTATAAGTTCGTGCCTTATAGAATCCCCCCCAACACTGATTATAGTCCATCCTACGACTTATTTAACATCAATGTGAATGATTCTATACCTGAATCATTAACGGGGAATACAACATCAGGGACAACAAATGTTCATTTAATACCAGGAGAGTATTATGTTAGGTGTTACCAACAAACGACAAATTCAAATCTGAACCCACTTTTATCAGATGGAGTTGTATGGGAATCCATGATGACTTGTGTTGGAGATAACCAAAATGAACCGATTACTTATAGTGGGCAGAGTGATGTATTTATAGTTTACAACGAGAACAATGATTAAAGTAGATACATTTAGTTTTTCAGGGTATGAATCCTTAGCTTTTGTTGAAAAAATCAACAGGAATGAATTTTTTGTTCGCTGGGGGTTAGATAATTTAGAAGTTGAAAGATGGTATACTTATGCCATGGATGCTTCACCAGTACACTCTGCAGCAATTCAATCAAAGGTTGATAATGCTGTTGGAAGAGGATTTACCAAAGATTACAGAATAAACACCAAACAAACTCTAAATGATGTTGCAAAACAGATGTTTTGGGAGTTCATTGTTAGTGGAAACCTATTTTTAGAAATTATCTGGAAAAATAATAGGGCTGATGGAATTGCTGGATTCCATGTAATTCCATCAAAGTTTATGAGAGCCAAAGCACCTGAGACCACAGAATTGACAACCGATACTTGGTTGTATTGTCGTGATTGGTTGAATTACAAAAAAGCTGGTGTTATTGAGTTCAAAGAGTTTGACCCATTGGATTTTGAAAATAGACAAATTCTACATATCAAACAATACCAACCTGGTTATTTGTTCTATGGTGTTCCATCGTATTTGGCTTCTCTTTTGGATATCAGATTATCGAGAGCTATTTCTGAATATAACTTAGCTTCGATTCTTAATTCGGGTTCACCATCACTTTGGGTACACTTGCCTCAACAACCTGATTCACAGATTGAACAAGAGGATATCCTTCGTAGATTAGAGGAGAGATATCGTGGACCTCAAGGAGCTGGTAGAATTGTATTATCGATGGGAGACCCAACTGAAAAACCTGAGATTACCCAAATTCAAAGTAACCTACAACAAGGTATGTTTAGTGAAATCTTTGGACTGGTTAGAGAAAACATTTTATCAGGACATAAGATTCCTGACCCATCAATTTTGGGATTGCCATCTCCATCGGGATTTGCATCTCAAGCAGAACAATTAAAAACAGCCTTTGAGTTGTTTATGTCAACCACAATTGTCCCACTTCAAAACTTTATCATCAGAGAAGTAGAACCAGTTGTTCAGTTAATCTATCCAAACGAGGAGGTTAAATTAACCATTGAACAAAATACTCTTCTATCATGATATATAACGTTCTCTTAATTACAGAACAAAAGCTGAAGGATTTTACGGCTATTAATGACAATGTGGATACAACTGAACTCAGGTTTGCAATCCAAACAGCTCAGAATATCTTTCTACAGGAAACATTAGGTACAAACCTATTTGAATACATCTTAAAACTTGTTAAAGATGGTGATATTGATTTGATTCAATACGATGATTACAAAGAGTTGTTAAATAACTTTATTCAACCAATGCTCATTCAATATTCTTATTATTTGAGTTTGGATAATTTCTTTGTTAAGTTCATGAACATTGGATTGGTACAGAATCGTTCTGAACAAGGTAATCCAATCGATATTAGAACTTTGACTTATCTAAAGAACAATGCAAAGAATTTAGCTGAGTTCCAAGATAATTTGCTCAGACGCCATTTGGTGTTTAACTCATGGAAATACCCACAATACACGTTAACATCAAATAACGGTGATTTGATTCCTGAGTTCACTGGAGCATTCAAATCCAATGTAATATTACCTGGTGGTCGTAGAATCTTGGGATATCCTGGTTATGGTGCTGGTAACGCAGGTGGAGGTTATGGAGTCAATCCTGTTTATGATTGTGGTTATCCCTGGTGGTATGGGGGACGTAGGTCTGGTGAATAATGGAAAAGGATACAACAATTGCTAACGTCGTTACAATGGGAGCAGTCGGAATGACTGTAATGAATACCATTCAGATATTGACAATCTTGTCCTTAGCAACAGCAATCGGATTGAACCTAATTTTAATTTACAGAAATCTTAAAAATAAAAAGGGGGTTTAAGCCCCCTTCTTTTTTAGATAATCTTCTACACTTTGTAATCGGTCTCCAATTTCTTTGGAATATCCATTTTCTACATAATCGGTCAGGACAACAGAAATTGTTACCAGTTCTTTAAGGGTTAGACAATATCCACATGATTGAGCCCATTCTTGGGTCATCTTCAATTGTGATTGAGTTGCAATCATTCTATCTTTGCTCTGTGCCATATCAGTAATTAAAAGTTAAAGAGATTATTGTATCAACATCAGTTTCATTGGTAATCAAACCATTCTTTAGGTCTTTCCAATAAAGGTC